GGTAACTTATCATCATTCATTCTTATAAATGCGTTAAATGCCTTTTGAGCCTCTTTATCTCTCAGGCTTTTATCGTTGTCTTTAAATTCCCTCTTTCGCTTTACGTGTGCTTTATCAGCCTTTGATTCTCGCTCTGTCTTCTGCCACTCAGCTAAACACTTAGGCTCTATGCAAGTTTTCTGCAAAAAGAATCTAGGATCAAACTTAACTTTGCATACCTTGCACTTTGCCATTTTAATTCCTTGGTCTATATCGTTTATGTGACTTGTGTTTTTTATCTTCGCCTTTGCCATCTTTAACCATTACTTATCCTTACACTTATCACAAATATAAATAGGACGCTTAAAGGCATCATACCTAGCCCTCCAAGCTTCTTGACCTAATACAAATATATAATTACCACACTTGCATGTTTTGTTACCGTCTTTAGCTACTGGTTCACGTTTCATAATCTACCCTTTTTTAAGTATAAGTGTCATTAGATACGTTACTGCATGGATGAGTTACTATCCTACTAAGTATCTTTAACTGTTTAAATTATAATTACAAGTATCAGCTATCTATTTACATCCTTGTTGGTTGACCAAACCATATACCATGCAGACAACGCTGTTTATCTCGTATCTAAAAGTTAGTAATTATAAAGTTGTTCAATATTTGCTAGTTATAGTTTAGCTAACTGCGGATTTGTTACGATGATCCGAATTAAATCGGCAGTAGATAAGATACTTTGAAAGGAAGTTGTGTCTGGCTTAATCTATTCTGCATAACCCCACTAAACAAGAGCTTGAGAACTTAACCTTAATTAAAAAGTTGTCGATGCATTATTAACAGACACAAAAAAAAGGTACTTAGATCATGTAACCTTCGTTGATGAAGGGGTGAAATCTAATGAGAAAAACCCACCAAAGATCACATGTCTAAATACCCTACATCAGATTTTCTTTCAAACAGTCATCACACTGCAACTTCTATTATACTTACTTATTAACTATTTTCAATTCTATTTTTAGCTATGTTAAAGTAATTTTCGTCCATTTCAATACCGATAAACTTACGGTTTAGGTTTTTAGCTGCTACTCCAGTGCTACCGCTACCCATTGTAAAATCTAAAACTGCTTCGCTATCGGTGGTGTATGTTCTAATCAAATACTCCATTAAGGCTACTGGTTTTTGTGTAGGGTGTAACGATTTACCTTTGTCACCAAAACAACCTCTGAACTGCAGCGTTTCGTTTGGGTAACTCATATCATTAGGTATTTGCCTTACTGAGTCTGCAGTCATATCACCGTAGTTTTCTGCTTGCTTGCGCTTTGTTGTTGGTGGCCTTATGTTTTTTGGATCTTTCTTCTGCAGCTGAGGATTGTATAAGCATTGTTTTTTGTAAAATACGCTTATTATTTCATTTCGTCTCATAGGCATTCTTTTAGCGTTAAGGTGATTCGTTACCTTGTCTTTTTGCCAAACCCAGTCGTACTTAAATTGTTTTAAATTACCGCAACGTAACAGGCTAGAGAATGGTTCAGCGCCAAATAATACAATAGCACCATCAGGCTTGATAATCCGCTTTATCTGCTCCCACATTGGCTCTAAAGGTATAATCGAATCCCACTTACACGCGGTAGTGCCGTAAGGTGGATCGGTCAATATCATATCAACACTACCCGACTCAATTTCCTTCATTCGCTCTAAGCAATCGCCATGCATCAGTCGCGGCCATTCTTCTTCGTTCAATTCAGATTCTCTTTCATTGTCGTAATGTGCCATTTTTATTCATCCTGTTTATTTAGTAATTGTTGATACTCGCTGTTTTCAGGTATCGTTAAACTGTAACCCTCTGACATACACCATGCTTGTATTTTATTTAAGTAATGATGCATTTCACCTGTATCAAGATTAGTCGTGCTTTTAACTGTACTGGCTTCGCCCAATGGCATATCAATTAACTTATCAGGACAGTAATACTTTTTAAAGAACTCCGCCCATACTTCACCGCTAAATTTCTTTCCGTTAACGTGTGCTTGCTTTGATAATTCTGCCATCCAAAGCCATAGAAGTGAATTTTGGTTTAGGCTTCTTTTCTCCCTCCACTGGACTATTGTTACCCGGTAAGCTTTGGTTAAGTCAAGCTTCCACAATTCAGCTATAAATAAACCGATTGAGTTAGCTGTTAACCTGAAGTTTTTCATTTTCTCGAGCGCTTAACTAGTGAGATAGAGTTTTTAATATTAGACTCGGTCATAAAAAATTTATCAGCTAAGTCTTTAATTGGTATATTCAAGCATTTATCTAAATGCAATTCAGCAAGCATAATTGTTGAACGCTTATGTTTCGCCTTTAAATTATCTCTGTTTTTATTAGCTGTTGCTGCTGCAGCTCTAAACTTTTCACACTTTGCCGATAGCTCGCTATTCTTTTTTGCCAGTTCGCCATTCTTTTTTATTAGTGAGTCTATTTTGCTTTGCTGGTTATGATACTGTTTTATCGTGTCCATTATACACCCGCTACTTTTGATAAGTGATATACAGAACCGCTTGGTATGCCGTTATCTCTACCGGCTTTAGCCTTTGCTTTTCCATTTCTAATATCACGAACAAAGTTTTCAACATCTTCTAGCTTGTAAGTTGTATACGGCTGTATGTTGTGTTTTTTAGCTGGCGGAGTTCCTTTTAGCTCCAATCGCCAATCTCTATACATCGCTGTTAAATTCATAATATAAACCTTATTGCTTCAGGGTAGTAAGTTGTTATCACGGCTAATGATATAGCCGCAATTGTTAGATAAATATGTAACCAAGTTTTGTTAGTAATGCGCATATCACAATTCCTGATGTTAATAACGACAATCCCCATATAGTTACGCGAGAGATTATATTGCTTAGTTTTCTATGTTGTAATTTAGTGAACATTGTCGCTATCCTTATCGAGTGCGCTTCCTTGCGCGTGTTTGGTTAATTAACTTTGGCGAAAACCTTGCCCTTGCTGGTAATTACCTTGCTGTTGCTGGCCTTGCTGTTGTGGTGCTTGTTGTTGATAACCTCCCTGCTGACCTTGTTGCTGATTGCTTTGCTGATTATTGTCATCTTTAGCAAAAACATTGCCTTTAGTTGAGCCAGTCGGCCCCCATAATTCAAATGACTTGCTGCCATCGTCCCATGTAATTAATTCGCCAATTGTTTTCCAAACCTTTTTTTGCTGACCTTGGTTGTCTGTGTATTCACGAATTGCGATAGTCATATTTTCTTTTGATTGTACATTTGCCATGTTATTTACTCTCTTTATTGGTTTATGTCGCTTTCTACTAAGTTTCTTACGTATTCGCTAGGGTTACTCTGTGATTTTATATACTCAATCTGCTCAGGGGTGAACCGCGCGGTAAATCTTTCTTTTACTTCTTTCCGGTCTTCTGGTTGATTTATCATTTTCTTTATCCTTTAGTTAAAATATTAATTAATTCATTCATCTTTTCAACGAATGCGTACACTTTTACTTTCATTTCTTCGATGTATTCTTCATCTCTGTAAACCCTTTGCTGTAAATATCCAGCATCACATTCAAGGCGAGGATCGAAACTTAAGAAGTCGCACCACTCACGTTCAGTAACCCATAATTGCATTTGTATTTGTGCTTTATAGTCTGCGCTGTAATCGTCAGATAATGCGCGTTTAAGTTGTGTTGTGGTGTTCGGGCATTTAATCTCTAATAACCCTTTGTCACCGACAAGCCCGTCAGGAGAAATGCCAACTTGCTCATTGTGTTCAACAAATGCCACTTCTTTAACATCTACAAAATCATTATTTACTGAGTACATGGCACGAGCTTGTGGTTCTGTTTCCGTACCCCATCGCATTGCGTTATTTTCGAAAAACGGCTTGCTGTTTCCAGTCAGAATTTCCGCTATCAATTCCATCATGTAACTTTCTGCGGTTTTGCTTGGAGAAGTTCCACTTCCTTTTGTTAGCACGTCTTTTACGCGTGAAGCTGTGATTTTTCCGAGTCGCAACGATAGCCATTCAATACTCCCTTGTTCACAGGATTCTATAATATTCATGATGCAGCCTTTAATATTTTATCAAAATCTTTCGATAGTATTTCGCCAATGTTACCAAACTTAAACGCTGTAGATAACTGAATACCTTTAGGCGTTAAATACCCTTTATCATCACAAAGTAACCTAACTAATTCGTCAACTTGGTCGCTATCAATATTTATTACAGGCTTCTTACTTCCATCGCCTTCATACTCACCATTTATATCTTCACCAGCCCACAAATCAATGCCTAAGCCATGAAGTGCAATAGCCTTTGTTAATGCTCGCATTTGGCTTTTATTTATATCATTAGCCTTTGGTGCTGTAGCTGTTTGGTTTTTAAAATCTAAAACAGCCATCATTTGAGTTTTATTTAATCCGTTGATAGTTACTGTGCACTCAACAAAATAACCAACCTCAGTTTTTAGAAATGGTAAGTAATCCCACTTCGTGAACTCCCAAGTCATTTCAGGAAATAGTTTTGATGCTTCACGAACTGCATTAGACCATGACAGGTAATCGAAATTGCCTTTCTTTTTTGTTAGTGCTGAAACATCAACGTTATTTAATACTTCAAAAACTTTATTCATTATCTTCATCCTCAATAAATTTCCAATGCGTCATACTGTGTGATTGCAATTCGTTAATCACGTTATCAACCGATGATTCCAACGGGCAAAAGTCTACTAAGTGATACGAATAGCCGTGATTGAATACGCTTCCTTTTCTACCGATAATAGCCGCTACCTTCTCAGGTGGGTTTGTTTTTAATGTTACAAATTTCATCTTTACACTCCTTGTAGTCTGTATAGTGAAATGAGCTAGGTAAGGAGTCGAACCTTACTACCGTTCATCTTCCACATATCCGTAGAATCATTTAACTGTAGAGTGCACCTACGAGTTACCAACCACTTCAACTGATGACTAGCGTTTGCAGAAATAACCTTTATCTGCCTACTAACTCACTTCACTTATACAGACTATTAAAATTAGTCTACTTTTCCTTAGCATTTTAGCTCTAGCGGTATGAACGGGGAAAAGTAGTAAATGCTTAACCGCTTTGGTGTGATTAAATATACTCTAATTAAAAATGATTGCAAGTACTTTGTTGTAATTAATTCAACGTATGGTATATTTAACGAAACAAACAACAGGAATAACTAACAATGTTTAATCTAAGAATCGCTGTTAAAACAGCATTAACTAAAAGAAGTAGAACCATGACCAGCGTTGCTGATGCTATAGGGAAGGATAGAGCGTCTTTAACTTCATCTTTATACAATGGCAACACCGTGATGGAAACGGTCAAAAGCGTAGCTTACGAGCTAGATTTTAAATTGAGCGAGTTTATCGCGTTAGGAGAAGATTAATGGTTATAGCTAATGGCGATATGCCAGTAACACCGATAGTTATGGAAAGTGGACATCCTTATCATGCTAGTCAAGTTTGCTTTGAGAATACACCTCTTGTAACTGGATTAACAAAGCGTGAGGCTTTCGCAATGGCAGCTATGCAAGGCTTGCTTTCTACCGAACAAGGGTGTAACCAAAGAAATATGATTATTGCAGAAAGAGCAGTAGAGATTGCAGATGCCTTACTGAAGGAATTATCATAATGAAAGCACTACTAGACTTTATCGATTGGCTACTATTTTAATTACTGGAGAATAACATGCAATATGAACAACTAGAAAGATGCTATAAAAATGTATTGAGCCAGCGCGATAGATACCACGATAATAACGTTGAACTTGAATTGTTGATTGATAGCTTAATGCACGAATTAAATATGGCTATTGATGAAATTAATACAATGCGAGACATTCACCATAAAGATAATTTAACTCCTGCGGATCATTGGGATAAAGAATCTTTAAATTATGTACAAGTCTTACTAGCTAAGGCGCGTGGGGAAATAACATGATTAAATCAACAGATTTAGAAATTTGCAAACGTATAGCTGAGATTGAAGGAGAGGAGGTTACTGTTCGATTTGATTGGGATGACAACCTGAGAACTCAGCTTTCTTATGGCTCTGAGTTTGAAGATAGAATGCCAGAATACAACCCACTGAAAGATGATGCGCTTTGCTTTCAGTTAATGGTTAAGTATGATTGCGACCTAATATCACCATACCGACCAAACAACGATACTCATTGGGAGTGTCAGATATTCACAGATAATTGTGCAGACGCGGTAAGTATCTACGATGACTCACCAAACAAAGCAATCTGCCTAGCAATAATAGAAGCACATAAGGTTCAATCATGAAGGGAATAAACAAAGAACTCAACAACCAGGTAAAGCGCGAATGTTTGCTTAAATCTGCAATAACAAGTGTAAAAAAGCAAAAGGAAGATGAGCGACCTATTAACCGTAGACGCATAGAAGATAT